GCTGCGTTTGCGTCGTCGGTTCCTGCACAGAAACAAGAGCCGGTCCCCAGCTCGAGCTGGCATTGCCGGCGGTTAATCCCGCGCCGAACAGGAGCGGGTTGCCGCCCAGGCTCTGCTGCGCAAAGGCGCTCGGTGCCAGCAGTCCGTAGCCGCGGCACTGCTTGGCCCCGGCCTGCGTGAAGTAGGGGCCGTATGACTTCAGGCTGCCGTCACTCTGGAATTGGGATAGGGCCAGGCATGGATAGTCTGCGGGAGTTGTGTTGTAAAAGCCGGCGAACGGCGCGAAGATGCTGCTTCCGTCAAATACCGGACAGCCGGGAGTGATGTTGCCAGAGACGTTCGGATTGCTGAGCGGCATCACCGCATCGGTGAATGCAGAAGACCGGAGGTAGACGTTGACCAGCGACGCGCGCGGCGCCTTGGTTATGTCTGCGTTGAATCCGGCGAGGCTTATCTCGACAAGCGAATTGCCGTTGTTGACGGGCGTCGGCGTAACGCTGGGCATCGGCCCAGACCACTGCGCGGGGACATAGCCAAACATGAGCAGATATTTGCTGCCGTCTGCCGCGCGGCGCATCATTAGTCCATTGCCACAGCACCACGTCGAGTTGTAGCGCGAAGTCGCGTCGCCATCGGTCGGGCATTTCATGTAGCCGACAAGCGCTAAGTTTTTCGAGGAAAGCACTCCGGGCGACACCGCAGGCGGCGGCGTCGGCACGGTCGGCGGCGTTATGGGCGTAGTGCCGACGCCGAGCCAGGCAGCCAGGGCAATCAACCCGCCCATGACAAAGGTGAAGATGGCGCCGTACAGCCAGTTATTCGTTCCGGGCTGGGCCTGGGCGTTGGGATCGGGATTCGGAGGGGTTGGTGTCATTTGAAGCTAGGCGGCCGCGGCCAGCTCCTGGGCCGCCGCATTGCCCAGGACGCGCACGTAATGTTCGATGTGGTGGTCTTGCCAGGTCAGTTCCCACGTGTTGCGGTCCGTAAACTGCTCATGCCATGCGCCCTGCGCGTCGAAATAGCAGAGCGAACCTAAATGCCCGGCCCACCACCATGGAGGAAGGACAGGAACCACATCGTTGTGATTGCAAAACGTGTAAGTCCGCGCGCCCAGGCGTTTGTTGAAGGCATCGTGGAAATCACTGTTGCCGAACTCGGGGGGCGCAAATAGGTGCAGGTCCTGCACGTCATAGCCGGCGATACCAGCTGCCCGCCAGGCCGAGCCAATGGCAAAAGCAGCCCCCAGTGAGTGACCCGTGAAGTGCAGCTTGCGCGGCTCGACTTCATCGGGCTTGGGCAAAAGCTTCAGCAATTCCGTCCACAGCCCATGCACGCCGTCGGAAAATCCTGAATGCACCAGGCCCGGCCAGATGGTTGAGCGCACGGGCAAGGCTCGCGAGTCGAGTAGCCATTCCTTGAAAGTCTTTGTGCCGCGGAAAGCAATGACCGTTTCCTTGCCTTCGGTTCCAGCAAGGCTGCCAACGATGGCATGATGCGGCCCGATGGGCGTGGCGGCGTCGGTGTAAGCCAGGTCGCACAAGAGGGCGCGTTGGTAGGCAGTCTCGAAATTCATGCGGTTAGGCTGGCGTGATGTCGAGGTAGTATTCCTTGCCGGGCTCGAATTCCTCGCGGACGGAAACCACGGAAAAGTGCCCCGAAGGCGTGGAGGCGTAGAACTTTTTGTTTTCCTCGCTTCCGCTCGTCACGGCGGTGAAGTGTGCGTCATAAACTTCGCGCTTCACGTATTTGCCGGCGGCCGAATCGTATTCATTCGAGAGCCGCCTGGTAACGCTGTCGCAAACAAACTTGCATCGAATCGTCATGCAGGGTCCTCAATCACATCCCAGCCCGTGCGCTCGATAACTTCCCGGTAGACTCCCTCCACGTCGGTGGGATCATGCCGGGTGACCGTGTACACGGCGCGGTGTTTCTTGGATCGTTCATCCAGGGGCGCGGCGGGGAGGATCTTCTCCCAGGAGGTGCCGATGGGGCGGATGTCCTCGGGCTTGCCGGTCTGGGCTTCCTGGGGGGCGGCGTTGCTTTTGATCATGGGTTACTCTGGAAATCCAGCGGCCGCGCGTATTTCAGCGAACAGCCCGCTTTGATCACATTCCGGCCCTTCAACCTCCAGCTTGAACCGTGCCTTGGCGATGGAGGCAGAGGGCACACCTAATGCGGCGATGGCCGCCCAAAATTCGTCGTCTGTCCGTTCGCGGATCGCCTCAGCGTATTCCTCATCCGTTTCCAAAAGCGAGCGCGGGCATGCCTGGTAAATCTCTTCGGCCCTGAAAGAGAATTCCTCTCCGTCCCAGTAAAAGCCGCATGCCAAGCGTCGCTTCATGGAGTCGGCCCGGCGGTTGGGGTATGAGCCGCCGCCGGGCCGCAAATGCCGCGACGCGGCTCCGAAAGGAAGGTTCACAAATTCTCTGGGCCTGGCGGTTCCTCTGCCTGGTCAAACGCGGGCAGCTCAGGCGGCGGCGGCAACGGATCGCCTTTCTTCCACGCGGAGATCCCCAGGGCCACGGTAACGGTGCTGATAAAGGCCACCACGCCGTGGGGCAGGAATTCGTACTTGGCCTGCAGAGCTGCTCCCCCCGCCAGAGCCAGCGCTGCCAGCTGACGCCAGTAGCGCCGCAAATAAACAGCCAGGACGGGTCGGCATTTCGCCCAATACCTTACGGCGGGCGCAAAGAAAGATTTCACAGCGGCAACGAAGTTTTCCCAGCGTGTCATGGGGCGGACTTCCCAGCTTTCACATTGGAGCTTGATCCCGCAGATTTCGACCGTGGCGTTTTTGCCGTGGTACCTCATCAAGATCGATCCTAACCCGGCTTCTCGACGCGGTTGATCGTTTCGTCCTGGTTGTGCGCTTCCTGGAGGGCTTTTACCGCCTCGGAGAGCTGCTTCACGCTCGACGCCACGCCCTTCAAGCTTTGATCGATGCCCGCCAATTTCTGGCCGTGCTGGACAAGGACAAAGCGCAAGGCCCAGACCACGCAGCCAACCACGCAGGCAACCAATGCAGACAGGGAGGCCACGACAGAATTCAGATCACCAGAAGCGGCGGTGGCGATGATGCTGGTGCCCAGGCCGGCAAGAGCGCCGCAGTTGAGACAGGGGTAGCGGAACATAGGTCCTCTTCGAGATGTGCGCGAGCAAGTTTAGCAGAGCGAGGGGCGCAGAGGCAAAAAGATGCGGCTATAATCCCGGCATGAGCAAAACACTTTTTTCATTTCTGCTGAGCGAGCTGCAGACCGTGCGCATCAAATGCCACGGGACCTTGCCCCAGACGAACGCGCCATGCGGCATGATCTACGAAGTGTCCTTGGAGCGGTTAAAGACGGCCTTTCCGAAAAACTGTTGCCCCTCATGTAACCAGAGCTTCAACAGCGGCAACGCGCCTGGCAATCCTTTTGCCGCGCTGGCTGCCGCCATTGGCGACGTGAAGATTCTCGCCAGGGAAATCGGGCTAGAAGTTGAGTTCGTTTTGCCCGACGACTCCTGAAATTCTTGCCATTTCTGGTAATAATTTTCGCGCCCAGCCCTTGCCCGCCGTGTTACAATTGAAAACACGCGGGACGGCCGGAGTCATGACTGGCTGGCCCGCCTTCAAGGCGCTGTTCTGTATTCCTGGCGGCGCTTAGGGGGCGGGTAACTCCCGCCCAGGGAATACACTCATGTCCAGCACGTCTTCCGCTTACTTTCCCGGCTACTATTTGCGGTCCAAAAGGGGGTTCGCCATGCGGCGCGGCGTTTCTTTGATTGAAGTGTTGGTGGCCATTTTCGTCACGGCCATTGGGCTGCTTAGCATTTTGGCGTTGTTTCCTGTCGGCGCCTTCAGCATGCGCCACGCGATTGACAATGGCCGCGTCGTTCAATGCTCCCAGAATGCCGCGGCCCTTGCCGCTGCCCTCAATCTCAAAACCGATTCCGGCGCTACCGGCGGCAATGCCTTCAGCGATCCTACGGCCGGAATCCTGCCTGCCGCTGTCGCTGGGTCCCCGAGCTACCCTGTTTTTGTAGATCCTATCGGCTCCGCCTCGCTTGCTTCCGGCGGCTCTTGGCTTGGTGGGCTTAAGGCAATCCCGCGCAAAGTCCCCAGCTACGTGACGAGCTACAAGCTTGGGCTCCAGTATTTCAGCCTCATGGACGATCTCTCTTTCCAGCAGGACGGTTCCCCAAAAGCCGTCAGTGTGTCGCCTGGCGGCAACATCATTGAACGCGAAATCCTTTACTCGTGGGCATACATGCTGCATCAGCCGGCCCTAAATAGCGGCTTGACCGAAATGTCTGTAGTCATCTACTCCCATCGTCCCCTGGGATTTGCTCTGCCGTCCTCCGAAAGGATTTTTGCGGCGGCAGGAACCGCAAAAGGGAACACGCTAACTATCTCCTACGCTCCTGGCATTGGCCAAGCCGCTCCCGAGCTAAAAGCCGGCGCTTGGCTGCTCGATTGCTCGCAAGAAGCCACGGCTGCGGGCATCAAGCAGAATGGTCCGGTACACGGGAAATACTATCGGGTAGTCAACGCAACGCCGGGAACGGACGCCGCCGGCAATCCGGCCGTTAGTTGCGAACTCCAGGAGAGGCTACTCATGGACGTTTCGAGTGTGCTTATCCAGGACAATGTGTTGGAAGTAATCGAAAGGGGCCTGAATTAGCCGCTTATCCGGAAGTTCAGGAACGCGCCAGGACAAGCACCGCTCTGGTCTTGAAAATTGTTCCACTGCACATTCAGCGGCGGACCGCAGACATTTACGTCCGGCAGCGTTGGATGGAAGAACATATTGTTGAAGTTGCATTGTATGCGCATGTCCCAGTTGGGAACATTGCTGCAACCAAAGTCAAATGTTGGACAGGTAAAGACGCCTTGCGGACCGTTATCCCAAGCTCCGTTGATGCCGCTGCCGAGCACATTGTCCCCAGCGACGAAGCGCAGGGTGTACGTGCCAGGCCATTTAGTGCAAGTGCCCGAAACCAGGGTCACTGTTAATGTCAGTGTTGCCGCGGGCATGCAGCCGTTGCAAGTGATGGTGGGCGTGCTCCCGCAGCACGCATTACATGCCGGCGAAGGCATGATCGACATCGGCGTCATGCTGCGGAAGTCCAGGAGCATGGCCTAGCCCTCCGGTGTTAAATGCGTGGGCCTGCCGTCGCGGATATGCATCAAGCCAAACTTCACATCCGCGATAGCCAGGCCCGGCAACAGAGCGAAGTCGCGCATGACCCGGTAAACACCTGTCCTTGCGCCGCCAAGCAATTCTTTGAGCGTCTTCGCTTCCGGCACGAGCTTCCCATTCAGCACAGCCACGCCTAGCACGACGGCATCAGCTGGTTGCAAGTCGCGCGGCTCCTTATGGGCCGCCTTGAGATCAGGGCCGATCCCAACCACGATGCGCATCTCTTCCGGTTTCGGTTGCACGCTTAACAGTAATTCCTCCGAAGGGATAAAGGTTGCTTCCCACTCTGGCGCCGGCTTGCCATCTTTGAGCTTGGGGCAAAACGACGTGGCGCGTTCAAGCTTGTCGCCGAGCGGCGTCGGATGGAGCGGGCAACCACACCAGTTGCAGGAATCCTTTTCCTTGTCACGGTCAGGGCAAGGGTCGCACTTGGCGCGACGCGCAGCGCGTACCTCCTCGGAGACAACGGGGCGGCCGGATTTAATCCACCGCTCCGTGTCTTCGAGGAGGTTCCAGAACTTCTGTAAGAGCCCGGGAGGTTGGGGCATTACCGTTCGACGTGCGAAGCGCTCAGGCCGCCAAAAGCAATGCCGGCCGTGGCGTTCGACAAAGACCAGAGATAGAAGAGGAAATACTCCTGCGGTCCCACACTGACCGCCGGATGCGGCTCGACAATGCGCGAGGCGCCGGCAGGGGCGGCCGTGACGAGCTGCCCCGACACGCGATCCGTGGCGCCAAAGACAATGCGGTAATCGTCCGAAGCGCCGGCCGCGGAGCCCACAGGGATTTGTCCTCGTAGGATGCCGTTGCCTTCCAGGGTCCGCGCTCCGCTGGTTGCAGCAGGCACGGCCGGCGGCGCACCAGCCGAAGTCGATAGCGGGAACCACCACTGACCGTAAATGGTCGGGTTTTCATCCGCGTTCGTGCAGACCACGGGAGATAAATAGGCGGTCGCCGTGGCCGGCGTGCCAGGCCCGGTGCCACCGGTGCCGTTGCTCACCGTTGTCGGGGCGCGGTTGCCGCCGTTATCAATGACGGTTGCATAGAGAAGGCAGGTGCCGGAAGTTGGCGGGGTCACCACCCAAAAGCGAATGTCGCGAAGATGACAGCGCACACCCGAGTTTTGCGGGGCGTTGTTCTTGAAAACCAGGCAAGCGGCCGTCGCGGAGAAGGTCGCCGAAAGGCCGAGCTGCAACGTCGTGGCGCCCGGCGCCATGGTGGACATCATCAAGGAGCCTTCATCGGCCATAGCCATTTCCCCGCCCCAGGGGTTAGCGACGTAATCCTCCGAGTAAATCGTCTTGCGCTTGCCGCGGCTGTCGCTGTTGCCGCTGAGCACGGCCTGGAGCTTGGACAGGGAGCGGGCGATAAAGCCCTGGTCCGAATAGTTGGTGTTAGCCATTGAGCGAAACCTCTTACAGGGGATAGGAAACGATGCGGGCGCCTTGCTGCTCAGCCATTACGTTGAGCTGAACCAGGATCGCCAGCAGTACGTCTCGGAGTTGCGGCGTGCTTTGCTGGACATCAGCCAATGCCGCGGATTGTTTGTCTAAATTACCGCCGGATTCCTGGGAGGCGTTCGGCGGCAAGGTTTGCGGAACGGTGTTTACGGTGCCTGAAACTTGCGCGGTGACAGGCGGTAAGGCGCTGATCGCAATCGTGCCGCCGGCCACCTGGACGTTGTTGGTGTCGCAGTAAAGCAAGGACTGCGCGAGCGCCTGGAGCTGGGCCAGTTGGGCGTCTTGCCGCGCCCCCGTGGCAATGTCGATTTCCTGGGCGAACCAAACCACCTGGCCATAAGTGCCCGGCGGGGGCTGCTGGTTGAGTACCGCTCCATGGGCGTTCGGGTCGGAGGGATCGGAGACGTTGACCCTTTGCCTGAGGTGCTGCGTTCCGTCCGCGCGTGTGATGGCGCTGTTGTCCACCTTCTGGCCGGACAGGTCAGGCGCTAAACCAACATCTCCGTCAACGGGAGTGCTCAAGGGTTATCTCTCCTCTTTACGGCGCCGAGATCAGGAGGCCATTCTTAAAAGTCCAGGTGTGCGTGTTGCCGTCGCCTTCGCAGACGTGTTTCGTCCCGGTGAACCCTATGAGCGTTCCAACGAACCAGTATTCTTGCCCCGCGCTGGTGAAATTAAAGAATCCGGGCCGCAGCCAGACGATGGTGCCGGCTGCTAGGTTATTGATACCGGTTACCTCATAGGCCGGGTTAACAGTCGTCGTGCCGCTTAGCGCATCAGGTAAAGGGGTAAACGTCCCCCCCGTGGCAAACTGCTGCTGCTGCCATGCGTAGGGGTTGGTCCCCGAGAGGATCTTGGCGGCAAAGCCGCTTCGTAGCACCTGGCGATACATCGGCCCATTTGGACCGTTGATCACCTCGCCAGCCGAGCTGACCGATGTCTTTGAGATCCGCTCGATCTCCACGGCCATGCGGTCCAGCAGCATAACCAGCTCTTGCACGCTGTACCGGCCGGCATCGAGGCGAGGCAGTGAGCCAATCATTACTGAGCCTTTGGCGGCTTGAACAACGTCGTCATGTCGCAGACGTCGTAAATGTGTTTGCCGTCCGGCGTCACAGGGCCGGGGTTCGGTCCCTGGATCGCGTAGGCGGTGCCATCGCTGGAGATCTCCACCCAGCCGCCGGTGGTGCCGTTAACTGGCCCGAAAATCTTGTGGTGCCCCGGATTGAAGTACTTCATCCGGTAGCCCACGGTGTAGATGCGGCGGCCGATCGGCGAGCGGATCGGGGTCATGACCGCCGCGAGAAGAAGCAAGGTCCCCGCGGGGTAGCCGGCGAAAGCGTCCTGGTTGACTTTACCGAGGCACGCCTCTACCGCTGCTTCGGTGGCGCTCAAGGTTGGGTCAATCGCGAGGCTCGGCACCGCCTCTTTCGGCACCAGCTCCCAGCGGAATTCAAAGTCGTGATTGACGGCGATCTTGCCAGGCGCGAACTGGACGACGCTCCCGGCCGCCCCACCGCCGGCATACTTCATAACGCCAATGCCGAGCGATACGTAATCCGCGCTCGGATTAACCAGCTTCGTCACGTAGCGGTTAAGCCGGCTCTCGTCGGTGATGAGCGTTGCGCCGACGAGCGTCTGGACGAGCGGGTCGTTATCCGTGCGGATGTCGTAAGGGAGGGTCTCAAATTCGATGGTGAAGCGTGCGAACTTGTAGTTGTTGCTGATCTGCGGGCTCATCACCGAGTAGCCCGGCGCGAAGACATTGGCAGGCTGTCCGTTTGCCTGATCGGGCAAGCCGTGCGGCATAACCCGGCTTATTTTAGTCGCGTAGAGGAACTGATTGCCGTCCGAAAGAAAGTCCGGATGCGCCCAGGGCACCGTCCGCAAGATCATGGCCGCGTTGGGTTCGGCCAAACCGGTGTTGTAAACCTGGGCATAGCCGAGGATGTCCTGAACAGCGTAGGCGTACTGCGCCCAGGGCACGTCGATGACCCGCGTCATGCGTGTGCCGTCATTGACCCAGGAGGCGTCGTGGCTCTCGGGGTAATGCTCGGTGTACGTGAAGCGGCGGAAGGATTGCATGGGCGGTTGCTAGAATCAAGGGCATGCGCGACACGATCCCGGTCCACTGCCCCAATTGCGAGAAGGTTGTGCAGGCGCTCGCTTACGCCAGGGCCTCGCTGCGCTGTAGCCAATGCAACAAGGTGTTTGTCGTGAACGATCACCGGCAGCCACCGGTCGGTATCAGCCGGCGCGTCGAGGTCGCCTGCCCCTGGTGCGCGAAACCGGTGGTGGTCACCGTCGAGCAACTCCACGGCCGGGAGCGCTGTCCGCATTGCGGCGCTCGCTATCGCCCAGGGGAGCCGCCACGGCAGAAGAAAGCCTTTTGGGAGCGCATCATGGCATGGTTCAAGCGACCTACTTGAGCGGCCGCCGGCCGTTCTGTTCGATCTTGTTCAGGATCTCGAGCTGCTCGATAAGCTTCTTCAAGTTGTCCTGCTGCAGTTGCAGCAGCTTTGCTTCCAGCGGCGACTTGATCTGCATCTGGGCATTCTTCCAGGCATCGGCGATGCTGGTTATTTGCGGCCGCATTTGGAAGGCGGCAAGCGCCGCCGGGTCGGCCTGGAGCTTGGCAGGGGCGTTCTGCTGGGCCTGCATTTTGCCGGCGCCTTTGAGTATTTCCGCGATCCCGGGCGGGGGCGCCATTCCAGGGGGCATGTGAGGAGCGATTGGACCGCCTGGCATGTTCACGCCCGGCCCCTGCCTACCCTGGTTTCCCGCGCCTGCTGCGCCTTGCACCATGCCGCCCATCACTGCGCCGGGAAGTCCGCCCTTGTTATTTTGGTTGGGCGGCGGGTTGATCTTTTCAAACTCCTCCCGCATCTCTTTCGCGCGCTGCCTGGCCTCTTGCAGTTTCCAGATCAGAATGCCGATCAGCGTGATGAGAATGAGCACGCCGGCGATAATGGGATGTGCCATCAAGGCGCTGCCGGCCGCCAGCATTGCACGCGCCAGCGCAGGGACAGCCGTTGTCGCGATCCACATGAGTGCGAAACCAACGGAGCGAAACCCCTCAATCAGCGCAGGCAATGTGGCAATGAACTTGAGCACGATCATTGTGGCCCCGGAGATGCCCAGCCCCCAGAGAATCCACTTCGCGTAATTGTCTTTCTGCTCGTCGCTTAGATTGTGCACCCAGTAGGCGGCCTTTTGGATCCACACCACCGCCTGGGCGACGTAGGGAATGAACGCGCCGCCGATCTCGGCCGAGAGCAGCTTGAAGCTCAAGGTCAGCGTGTTAAAGGCATCCGGACTGGCCGCGGCGACGAACCCGGCGACCGCGGCGCTGCCTGCGACAAAGACCGTGGTGGCAACCTTGTTGAGCCCGTCCATGCGCTTGGTGATTTCGTCGAGACGGAAGCGAAACTTGCCTAACGCGGTGTCGCCGGCGATGAACATCTTAAAGGCCGTGCCACTGGCCGCTCCCCAGCCGCGCATCTTGATGGTGGCGTCGACGAGTTGCTTCTGAATCGCCTTCATCGAGGGTTCCATCTTCCGTGACAGGGCCTTTTGGAACTGCTCGCCGGCGGTGCCCATGCCCTGGCCCATTTCCCCGCCCAGGGCCTTGAAGGCACGCTGCATGCGCGTCATTTCCCGCCGGGCCTCGCCCATGCTCTTAAGCACCGCTGGGTCGATGCCCATCTTGGCCAGGGCGCCCCGGTCCTGATCTAACCCGGCCTGAGCCTCTGCGCGGTCCTTGATATCCTCCATCTGCTTGGCAATTGCGTTTTGCGTGCGCAGGAACTTGACGTATTCGCCGGAGGCGTACGACTTCTTGAGCTTGTCCAAGGAGTCGATCTGGCCGCTGATTTGTTGCTGCAGGGGGCTCATGCCCGCCTGCGCCGCGGCCTGGTCCTTGATGTCCTGCATCTGCTTGGCGATTGCAGACTGCGTCTTCAGGAACTTGACATACTCTCCCGAGGCATAAGCTTTTTGCAGCTTGTCCAACTCGCCACGCTGGGCGGTAATCGCCTGCGTCATTTCTGAGGGCTTGCCCAGCCCGGCCTTGGCCTCCGCGTTCGCCTGCAGGTCGATGAGCTGCTTTTGCAGCCCGGCCCGTTCTTTGAGGAAATTGATGTACTCGCCCGTGCGGACCGCCTTGTTCAGCCCCTCCAGCTTCATGCGTGCGGCGTCCAGCTCCTCCTCCCAGGGCGACTTTGTTTTGACGCCGGCCTGGAGCATGGCGCGCTCTTGCAGCTCCTGCATCTGCTTGGCGACGGCCTGCTGTTTGGCGGCAAAGTCTTTGAAGCCGCCGTTGTTGAGCGCAGCCGCAAAGCGCTCGGCCTGGGCCTGCTGTTGCTTCAGGTAACCTTCCAGGTTTCCCTTGGCGGAGATCTCGACAAACAGGTCGGCGAGCTTGAACGCCACTACTTACCTTCCTTCGCCTTTCTGCCTTCCTCGGCCAGGAACTCTTTCCACTTGCGATCCACCAGGTCCGGAGGAAGTCCCCGGTCCGTCCACACCTGGCGGAACTTCTCTTCGTAGGTGAGTTCTTCTTGGTTGGGATTGATGAGACGGCCCTTGTCGTCGCGCGGATGTCCGTAAATGGCGCGAACCTGGCCCGGCATCAAGCGGCCGATTTCTCGGATGCTGAGATTCCAGGGGTCGTCGCTGAGCCAGGCGACGACGGTGCGGAAGGGGAGCCAGCCCCCGGAGCGGGGGCTTGAAAGTTTGGGTCGTTCATCTCCGCCAGGATTTGCATGACCTCGTCGAGCATCTTGGCAAAGATTTTCTCAACCAGGGGCATGTCCACGTCGTGCTCTTGCGGTTCGGCCTTGAGCATGAGGTAGAGCAGTTGCTTCTGCCCCATTTGCGTGGTCATGGCCTTGGCGGAGATGGCGGTGCCAAAACTGTAGGCGCCGGCGGCGATCTCGCCCGTCAGGGCCGTCATGCAGGACTGGTATTCCTCTTCGGACAGGCCCTGCGGATTGGTCGGCGTTTGCTTGGCACGCTTGAGTGCGGCGCGGGCGCGTTGCTCCAGCCAGACCTCGAAATGCGCCTGCACGTCGTAGCGCGGTTGCGGCGCGATGTTGTAATGCTTGCCCTCGAAGTCGAACCCGGTGGGTAGGCCGAGAGCGTGCGCAGTGTCGCCCATGAAATCCTCAGTTACGGATAAACAAACGAACCCTTGGCCTTGCAGGAGATCGAGATGGTAAGCGCCGTCTTGACGTCGGCGTCCATCGGCGTGTCAACGACCAGGGCGGAGGGGAACGACCAGAAAGGACTGGCCAGGTCGTTGGTGTAGAGCTTCACGGCGGTGATGACCTGGGTCACCGTGATGTTGGGTGGATTGCCGAACGGATCAGAGGCGGAATCCCAGTCCCCGTCGATGGAGAAGTCGCAATAAGCCAGGCAGCCGATGAAATCACCGAAGCCGGCGCCTTCGAAGTTGCTGATCTCGTATTCATCGCCATGGGGCTTGACACTCCATTTCTTGGCGGTGAGCACGTAGGCGCCGACGCGGCACTTTGCGTTCTTGGCGGACAGGGGCGTAAAGGCCATGGGCGAGCCTCACATAATCAGAAGTCGAAAAGTCAGAAGGCAAAAGGGCGGGTTAGCCCCAGATGATGACCGTGGCGCTGAAGCTGTTGGTGCCAGGATCGAGCTTGAGCGACTTGCTGGTGGCGGAAACCCCGAACGAGTCGATGGGCGATTCTTGCATCCACTTGCCGCCGGCGCCGATGATCTGGATATCGGCGACCCCGTTGAACGGGCCGGCGTTGGGGGCGGCCGTGCCGATCCAGGCGTTGGTGGCCGCGCCGCCGACCTTCAGCACAAAGGCGGAGGTCGTTGCGAGGTTGATGATGCAGATGCCCTTCACGCCGTTCGTCGTGAAAACAAGGGCGTTGCCGAAGGCGTCCGTCAGACCCGTCGTCAGATCGAGCGTCTGCGGCGTCGAGGCGACCAGGGCGAGCGTCGCGTAGTAGAGCAGGTTGAACTTATTCGCGCCGGTGCCGCCGTTGTAGCTCGTCTTTTGGACGATGGTCGGATTGTCTTGGGGAACAGACAGCGAGCCGATCGGGTTCTGGTTGATCGCCGTGAAGGTCAGCGACATGCTGCCGGACTGAATGGCTGCGGCCATGGGCTTTTTCTCACAAGGTGCGGATCAAGGTCATTTCGTAAAGCAGGTGGATGTAAAAAACGTCCACATCGTTTTCGTCGACCGCTTCGTCCATATCGAGGTCGTCGAGGGGCGAGGTCCTCTCGAACTTCATCAGGCGGGCCGTGTCGATAGTGAGCGTTTGCCAGTTGAGGAGCTGGTCGATGCGCTTGGCGATGTTCTCGGTGGTGGCCGCTAGTTCCGAGAAAGGCGAAATCTGGAGCTGCAGGCCCTCGGTGTAGTCTTTTTCAAACGTGTACTCGGGGCCCGGCCCGCCGGTACTGAAAAAAACGATGTAGGGCATTACTGCCCCGGGCGGCGCCGCCTTATACCACATCGCCGGATTGCCGTTCGGGTCAGGCGGAGCAATCAAGCCGATGATTGTGGCATCCGTGACGACAGCTTGTTGCAGGGCGGTCTGGTAGGGCATCAGGAGCTCGGCAGGTTCACGCCTGCGCCCGGGCCCTCGCTAAGCGTGTTCGTGCCCTGGCCGGCCAGGATCTTCTCGACGTTTCCTGCTTCCTCAAAAGCGGTTTGGCGGAGGAAGGGGCGGCTCGCCATCTTGCTTGTGCCGAGCTCGAGGAACTTGGCATATTTCGTCGCGGGCCCGTACACGCCCACGCGGGCCACTAAAGTTTTCTCGTCTACCTCATACGTCACGCCGCTGCGGAGGTCGCCGGTTTGCTTCCTTGGCGGCTCGCCTGGCAAAGAGCGGACAAAGCCGTAGATGCGCTGGCGCTTCTTGTACAGCACCGTCCTGGTGAAGAGCTTGCCGCTGCGGAATTGCCCTGCTATTTCTTCGCGCTCATGGGCATAGACCGCGGAGCCGACGCCCGAGAGGTTTAGCTTTTCCTTGACGCGGTTGTGCAGGTGCGCCGCGGCCTTGGTCAGGCGGACGGCAATGACGTTGTGGTACCAGTCCAGGAACTGCGCGTCATAGCTCTTGAGCGTGGCGACTGGCACATTTATTTCGGCTTCTTTTCCTGGCAGCCCACGATGAGGTAGCGGTTCAGCTCGTCGGGGTTCCTCACGGCCTTCACTTCGAAGATGCGCGTGCCGAAGACGATCTGCTCCCCGCGCGAGATCGAGATGTTGGCCACGTTGTTGGCGCTGGGTCCGCCGACATACACGATGTGGTCAACCGTTTGGCCGTCGCGTCCGAACTGGCGCACGGAGCGCGCGTCAGCGGGACGAATCCTTGCCGGCAGGGCGGCATACTTGGCCACCCAGCTCTTTTGCCGCTTGCCGCCCGTCTGGGCCATGCTGAGCGTGTTGACCTGGATTACTTTCCCGAGCAGGCTGTGCAGGGTCATGGGCTTTGTTTTGACTGCCGGTGAAGAGCTTGTTTTTGTAATTGCTTTGCATGGGTTTCCACTCGCGGCCGTCGAGGTATTCCACTCTCAGCATGGCGGGGCCTTGGGCAAATGCGTTTCGACGAAGGCCATCAGCTCGGCATGCGTTTCAAAGCAGACTTCATACTCGTACTCAGCCAGCTTTTCGCGGAAGGAGTAGCCGCGCTTGGGAGGCTCGATGTAAGCTTTTTCGTCGGCCGTCTCTTTCAGCAGGATTGGTTCCCCGTTGGCTGGGCAGGGCGTCCAATGCGTCCACCCGTCATGCGTCGGCTGAGTCAGTGCCCGAAACACCAGCTGCTCATGGTCGCCGCCGCATCGAGCACAGTGCTTCAAATCCACCGTCAAAAAGCCCACGCTAAACCACCTTCGAGTGATCCTTGTACTGCTTGATCACCGCCAGCACGCGCTTGGGCAACCGCTCCGACAATTCGCGCTCATAGGTGTAATCGCCCAGCGTTTCCTTGGTGAGCTCGCCGGCAGAGGTCGGATAGCTGTAGAGGCTGGCGGCCAGCAAAGCACACGCGTCCTGCAAGTCTTCGGGGATCGTGTTAAAGCCGGCCGTGTACTGCACGCGCACATTCAAGCTGCCGCGCGGCAAGTTGACGCCTGGATAGAGATCCCCGACCGAAACCGTGTTGGGCATCCAACCCGTCGAAAGAACTTGCGAGAGCGGATTGGCGAACCTCAGCTCTCCCGTCTCGGGAACGATGTCGTAATAGTTGAGGTCGGTCGTGTGCAGGTTTAGCTGCGCTGCCGTCTGCAAACAGGCTTGCGCGCCAATGAGCGGGTTAAGATCAGCCGAGGCCCATTTCTGATAGCCGCCGATCACGTTGGCAGACCAGCCAGCGCCAAGGGCGACGATGGCGGCCGCTACTAGCGCAATCGTGGGATAGACGGCCCAGGTGATCGAGTTATCGACGATCTTGACGCCCGAGGCAAAGCGCGTCAGGCGCAGGCCTGTGGTGGCCACCGGGACATCGACGCCCGTATTCTGCTGCGTCCCTACCAGCGCCCGTGAGTTAGTGGCGTTGTCGCTGTTGACGACGCTCAGCACGGACGTGGGCGACATCGCCACGCGGTCCACGCTCAAGACCGGAAACTGCCGCAAGAGCAGCGTCCCGCCGCCGTCGCTGTCGTAGCGCTCGTCATAGGCCGTGACGCCAAAGGTGCGCTTGCAGTAGCGTTCGATCATCCTTGACGCGGCCGTGATCTTGGACTGGATGACCGTGTTCTGGGAAGTATCGAGCAGGTTTGGAAAAGCGTCGAGGGCTCGATTGAGGCTGACCAGGTCGGCCATGTTAAACCCAGATGATCGTGATGTCGGCCGCGGTGCCGGCCGCCAGCGCGTAGCCCAGGCCGTTTACGGTTGCGATGTCAAAGAACAGCGTGGTGACAAGCGAGGTCGTATCGATGACGCAGATGGGGTTTGTCGTTCCGCCCAGCGCGTCGTCGTACAGGGTGAGGATGTTGCTCGTGGCGCCCTTGCTATTGATCGAGACCGCATGCAGAAAAGCAGGGGACGCCTTGAGATTGACGGCCGCTTGCAGCGCCGCTTTGTGCGTGAAGGTAAACGGCCCCTCCAGGACGCTGATTCCATTCACGTTGGGGGCAAGCGGTGTGGCCATGACTCCGGATCCTCACGCCAGGAATGGCGATAGCCGCGGCCAACGCCAAGAACAGCGATGTACGATCGAGCTACTGAGTGAATCCGTAAGCCACGACCGAGGCATTCGTGTTGCCCGACCCAAAACTAGGACAGGTCACCACAATATTGGTGTTCGTCGCGGAACTAGGGATCGGCGTAGGGAAGCGCACGGAGTAAACGGCATTCGTCGAGGCCGTCCCAAAGGCGGGCGCGGCAGCACCGGCAGCGATCGGCACTTCGTATTTCAGCGTGTTGGTTATGCCGGTGACGGTGACCTCAATCACCGAGGCGCCGGTAGCACCTCCGCCGCTGATGTCGAAGCCCTCGATATAAGTCAGCTTGCTGGTAGCTCCCGTGAGCGTCGCGGCATTCGACTGCGCGGCGCCGGCAGCATTGACGACTTGCAAGGTGACCGTGCCCACGGCCTGCGTCTGCGTCAGGCTCTTGCCGCGGTTGACGAAGGTGGCAAGGATGCCGAGCGCGAGGAGGCACAGGACAAACAGCGGGAACGGGAAACGTTTCATGGCGGAAAATTCCTCAATTACTGGCGAACAAATCAGTTGCCGGCAGATGTGTTTCAGGAAGGCTGGCGGGTCGCTTCGCGGATGCGCCGCTTCTCGCGTTCCTCGGCCAGGCGTTTAAGGTAGACGACGTGATCTTCAACGAGCTTCTGGACGCGGAGGGCTTCCTCGGTGCTGTACGCCCGATGCTCGTTGGCGTACTCATGCTGGCCCATCTCGTTGCGGTAGGGCTTGGCGTGCGAGGTGCACTTCCACTTGCGGCCGCTTGGTGATCGCTCCCAGCCGCATTCCTCGAGATAAAGCCCATCCTTGCTCAGCGGCGCCTCGGGCTCGGGTTCCGGCTCGGCCGCGGCCGCTTTCTTGCCCTTACCTTTGCCCTTGGCTTTGGGCTTCTCATCCGCCTCGGTTTCTTCCGCGGCGGTTTCTTCCTCGGTTTCGTCGAGGACGTCAGTCGTCGATTCGGCCATCGTTGTTCCTTTGAGTCTGGATCTGGACCGCGTCTTCCAGCGTGTAGTACCACTTGTCGGCGGTCACATGAAGTTGGTGAATCTGGCGGAGCTGCTTGTTGATCATGTCCTGGCGGATGAATTTAAGCTCCGGCTTCTTGCCTGTCGTGGGATCCAACCACCGCTTTTTCGGCGTGGGGCAGTCTTCCTTTTCCGCCTTCGTCCAGCCGTGAGAGAGCAGGAACGGCTCCGCCTCGGCGATATCGAAATCGCCATCTTCATCCCTGACGGGGGCAGCTGCTTTTACGGCCGTGGTCATGAAAGTGATTCCTAGCGCCCGGGGGCCTGGGCGAGCTCCCCCGAGCGCTGCAAGGCAGATTCGAGGGTTAGTTGGCGTCCGCGATCGTCTGGATGACGGCCGCCACTTCCTTGCCGCTGGCCAGAACTTCCGGACGGAAGCGGCCGATCGAGGCGTAGGCGGTGACTGCGATCAAAACGGCATTCGTGCCCACGATGAGCTGGCCGCGGATGAAGCGGTAGTAAGTGACGCCCGACGTCGCCGGCTGGGTGCCGACGTCTTCCGCCGTGGCGCCGACCTTGGCCACCTTGTTGGCAGTCGTGATCTGGGTGATTTGCTTGCCGGTCAGGAGCGTCCAGCCGCTGGTGCCGTTGACGGAGCCCTGGAGCTGGAAGTCCACGGTACCCGCACCGCCGACGGCGCCGACTTGCACCGTGTAGAGGATGCGCGAGAAGAAGAGCATGTCCACGGCGTTCATGGTGACCGTGGCCGCGGCCTGGCTGACCGGGTCGAGCTTATCGACCAGGCACAGGCTGTTCGAGAGTTGAAAACCGATGAACATGGGCGTCTCTCAGAGGTGAGCAGGAAGGGCGAACAGCGCCCGGCACAATGCCGGGCGCTGCAAGGCGATTTACTGGAGGATGACGAAGGGGCTGACAGTCGTGGAGCCGTCCGCAAGTGTGATGGCGTTGTCGAGCCAGGGCTGGCCATCGACGCGCTTGATGCACCTCCAGGCAAACTGATTGGTGCCGAAGAAGGCGTGCATGCTGGTATCGATCTGCACGTTTTGGCGATCGCCGATCAGGTAGTACTGGAAGTCGGCCAGCATAACGTCGCCCTTGCCACCCAGCGCGCCCACCTTCTCGGTGAAGATGATCGGCAGGCCGAACAGGGTGACCGGCAGCGACTGAGCGGCGCCGCCCATGCTCTGCTGGTTGGGGATCCAGACCACGCGGCCCGCGGCGTCGGCCAACTGGACCAACTGCGGAATCAAGGTCTGGCTCATGATCCAGACCGCCGAGCCCATCGAGCTGATGAGCAGCTTCGAGAGCATGACCGCGGCGTCGACCAGCTTGAAGCTGTTCGCCACCGAGCGATTGACCACGATCGAGGCCGGGGCGTTGAGGATGCCGAGCGGCTTGCCGGCACCGGTTCCCTGGATGAAGGCGTAATCCTCGTAGAAGCCGAGGGCCTTGCCGAAGAGCGTGGTGATCACCGCGTCGAGGGTGACCGCGTTGTCCGCCAGCAAGGTCATGCTGGACTTCGAGAGCAAGCTCAGCTCGTGTGCGATCAGCTCGACTTGTTTGAACTGCGGCTCGAATTCCGGGCGGGTTTGCGCTTCCTCCACCCACTGCCCCACCACGCCGGCATAGAACGGGGAAACCCCGGCGCCGTAGTTGGTGGTCACGTCGAGGGTCGGGATATGCACCGAACGCGCGCCCATCGGGATGATGCGGGCGCGGGGACGGACTACCGCGTTCTGTCCAGCGATCTGCTGGAGCTGCATGTAGAACTCGGTCGGCACCAGGAAACCGCCGGTCGTACCGGCGCCTTCCGCGAGCGGCGTCTTCGAGACCAGGAGGCCGCCGAGGTCTTTGGTGTCGTCGGAGAGCTGGCCGTGGTTCCAGTCCTTGGCAATCTGGGCTTCGAGGTCCTTGGAGGGGTGATAGGCGTACTCGATGGCCTGCTTGAGGAATTTCCCCATGCCGATGCCGCTGGAGTAGTACTCCCCGCGGTACACCAGCGCATCGTCGGCACCTTTGACGAAGTGGCCGGACATGCCGCGATCGACCAGGCGGCCGGCCTGGGCGCTGTTCACGCCGAGCAGGTTCTTGACGCGATTGGCGTAGGCTTCCTGGGCGGCGTCCTTGGCCTTCAGGATGTCGTCGAGGGCTTCCTTGGTGGAATCGCCCATTTGCTGGCCGAGCCCCTTCAGGAGCTTCTTGACGGCCTTGTTCATGAGCTTGCGCTCGGGGGATTCGGCTTCGAGCGCTTTCTGCTGCTCGATCAGGTCCTTGGCTTCCTTCTTGGGGACCTTGATGACTTCCCCGGCAGCGTGGCCCTGGAAAGGCTCGGCGAGCTTGAGCCACAGAGCCTTGTCCTTTTTCTTTTGCTTGGTCTTGGGTTCTTGTTCGATGACCTTGGGCATGGTTGGTCTCAGATTGGAAAAAGGGGACAACGGTTGACGGGGAGCAGGCGCTCCGCAATAACGGCCGATGTGATTGCCGCACCGTCCTAGCTGCTGCCCCGACCCCCGGCGTCCGCCTGGTCGGTAGCTACAGCCCCCAGAGGAAGGGCTTCACAGATTCTTTTGAGGCGGCCTGGTGGGAATCGAACCCACAATCTCCGGGCATACCCGGCGCTTTGCCGTTCAGCTACAGGCTGCTTTTGATCGCTGCTTCCCTCACCCCTGCGACCAAACCAGGCTTTGCAGGGCTACGAACGCCTGGCTCGCGTGCCTACTTGGGAAGCTGTGGCACGGTATGAGTCGTTACACGCCGCCCTTGGCGAGATGGACGGCTTCTTTGACTGTTTCCGGAATCGTCGCGCAAATCTGCTCGGCGATCTGCTTGCGCATGCGCTTCAGGTTTTTCTTGTCGAGGACGGACTTGCGCAAGGTATCCTCACTCAAGATCGTGTAGACCTTGGCCGGCCGCACTTCCTCCAGGCCCAGCTCCTTGGCGAAGTCGGGGGAAAGGGAAATGGCCTTGGTCTGTAGGGCGCGGGTCAGCGCCTCTTGATTGCAGCCCACGTCGCACATGCTGTATTCCACGACCTTGGCTTTGCGGTGGATGCAGTGCGCTTCTTTCCAGGCGGGATGCTCGTTGAGTTCTTTTTGCGTGGGCGCGCCGGACAGCCCTTTTTCAGCGAGGAAGCCAATGCTCCACGCCTTCATGAACTCGCCCTTGGCCAGTTGCCAGCATTCCTCGCCGCGCTGGGTTGGAGCAAAGATTGTCTTGGCGAGCCAGCCGTTGCCCTCTCGCCTTACCCAGAGGTTCTTGCCGATGGCGGGCTGGTCGTACTTGTGCGCCCAGAGGACGATGGCATTCTGGCGGTATTCGGAGAAGTCGAGCCCATCGGGGAGGACAACCTCTTTCTCGCGGTCCACGGCGTCGGTGGTGATGTAGTGAACGACGGAGCGTTCCTGTTCGTCCACGCGCGCTTTGGCGGAGACACAGGCTCGGATGATGAGCTGACTGCGGTCAATGTCGGGCATGGGCGGTCCGGAGCTGATCTTGAAAGGTCAGTCGTGTTGCTGGGAGGCATGCTACCCCAGAGCTGGGGTACGGCGTCAAATCGATGGGAGAAAAAAGTTACTCGACGATTGTCGGCGTGTCGGCTTCTTGCAAGGGCTCAAGGCTTTTCTGATTGTCGCTTTCCCGGAATTTGCGCACGAATTCTGTTCCGCAGCGTGGGCAAATGCGCGTGCCGTCCTCGGCTACGCCGTTGCAAAGGTTGCGCGTCAGATTCCAGTTAAAAATGTGCTCGCACTTCTCGCAGATGTAAAAGGAGCCGATTTGCGGATCATTTTGCGCGGGCTTCTGGCATTGGTGCTTTTCGCCTACATACCAGGGCTCGTTGCACGAAGCGCAGACGATGGGATAACCGCACATGGTTTGCGGCTTCTTTTCATCACTCATGCAGCACCCAGTGTTCATGCGGACCGCCATGCCAGCTTTCCACTATTTTTAGCCGGCCTCTGTGCACCGTGGCGATGTGTGCCCATCTTCCCGGCCCATTGTCAAAGGCTGCTTCAGCGTCCGCGATGGATGGAAAAGAGCCAACATAATCGCCCATGCCCCCTTCAGGGAAATAAGGATCGTCGCCGGCGAACAGAAAGAACAAGGGATGCAGCATCACCGCTCCACAATCTGAAACTGCCACAAGGGCAAGCAAGGCGGCAGCTCGCCGGCATAATAATCCTCGCGCCCCAACTTGTCGCGGAGATTTTGCAAGGCCCGCCGGCGGCAGACCCAGCTTTGCGTGGGGCAGGTGGCCGTCTCGACCAGTCCCCAGACCTGGCAGAGCTGTTGCGTCTGACAGAGCATTTGGCGCAAGGCGTCTTGATGGCACAAGGCGACTTCTAGGCGTGATTCGAGCATGCGCTGGTAGGCTTCGTTCAGCTCGCGGGCCGCGTTCACTCTGTAGCCACCTATCTCCACCCTGACGGGGTTGGGGAAGAGCTGAGCATCCGACAAGGGCGGCGCCTCGCGCAATTCTCTACAGTGCCGGCGCACGTAGCCCAGCTCGGAGCGGTAGTCATCGATCCAGCGCTCGTGCGGTCCTACTACCTCCAGGCGCAGGGCGGCATCTTTCAAAGCTGCCCAGGCGGCCGGCGGGGCTGTGTGCGGGACGGACGGGATCAGGGGCGAGAAGATCAAGACCAAGGTGAGAAGGTACATGGGCGGTGAACCTGTTAGAAGAATTCGCGGAATTTGACTTCAGGCTTTTCGGGGCAGACGTGCACCCCGATGGTGATAGGAAGTTCCGGGTAAGTGTCGCTGAATATACGCGACTCAAAAGACTCATGCACGACGCGCAGCAATAATTCGTTTGTTTTCTCGTCGATCATCCAGCCATCCCAAAGTGCGGTCGGAGGTAAACCCTTCTTGATCTCGGTTATGCGCTCTTCGAGGATGTATGCAAGGAATTGACCAGGCAGGCGCACGACGGCGTGCCGGCCTTCGCTATTAAGCCGCTCGCGGCGTTCTTCAGCGCTCTCGTACCCCTGAAGGGCCATGCCGCATCCTCACAACTGCTTCTTCGCCCAGCACGGCCCGCAAATGCCGTCCTCGCCGGCGGGGTTAGCGCAGCCGGGCGTGGTGCATTTTGGTTTGGCGGGCTGGCCGGGTTGATCATCGTAGGATTGCAAATCGACTGAGGCGCGCATACTCGAATCGACAGGAACCGGAATTAACTCGCCCGTACATTGGCCGCGCAGGAAGCGGCGCTCTGTCTCCACGCCCACGGTGAATTGGCCGAGATCGCGGTCGCGCTTGTTGCTCTCAACGGCGATTCGCTGGCATTCCTTGATCTGGGCGTCCAGCGCCTCGCTTGCCGTCGCCCCTGTCTGGATCATGGCCTGCGCCTTGTTGCCCGGCCACTCGGCTTCAATCCCTTGCACAATCGTTTGCACAAATCAGCGGCAAAGCGTTGGATGACCGAGTGCAGCCCGTTTATCGCGCTTCTCACCGTTGCTTGCAACGCTTCTTTGCCCGGCCCCTCACGCCGGCAAAGTTCGGCCGTTTTCTCCCCCGCATGGTATTCGAGCGCCTGGGCAACTCTGCCAAAGGAAGTGTGCGCGCATTCCCGGTTGTCCATGCGCGGCAAGCTTTGCCGCTCTAAGATTTCCTGCGCCTGGCGCAAGGCCATCTCCAGCACAGCGGGCTTGAGCATCGCTACCAGCTCGTCATGCGACCATTTCACTTCGATCATGGAGGGTGCTCCTTCCATTGGATAAACACCGCCACAACCGGTGCAGCGGATTATCTCGGCGCCGACGTCGATTTCCCATTCCTCATGCAGGCATGGCCGAGTTTCGATGGTAATAACTTTGCCACAGGCGTAGCACTTCGCGTCAATCAGTCTGCGTTCGGCGCAAGGCACAAAAGCGATCCGCACATAGTTGCCGCAGTAGCAGAGTTTCTCGACTTCCTTGAAGGGCGGCCCGTCGATTTGCGATTCTGGAGACCAATAGTCATAGGAGGGATCGATGTAGCTGTTAAACCCTGCCGACACAAATCCCGTACCCCAATCCTGGTCGCCAATCCGAAGCCTTACGCCTTTACCAACGAATTGCGGCATCACTCCACCACAAACTCCAGCCCATCGAACTCCAAAAGCCGCCCGTCCTTGAGCATCACCGTGTAGAGCGGCCGCGGCGGTCTGCTGTCCTCAAGGTACACGTTCACGATGATCCCGGCCCGCCCGTCGTCCGGCCCCTGCTGGCGGACGCGGACCTTTTTCTTCAAGAGCTTGGTGTAGAGGCGGGCTTTCATTCTTTGACCACAACGGCGAGAATGTCATCCTCGCGCATAACAAGGATATCCTCCTCCTCCTTGGAGTTGCGGTCCCCCACCTCGCTGCCGGCGTAGTTGCTCCAACAAACCTTTTGGCCCTCCTTCAGCTCCATCGGCCCGCGCTTGCCATCGTCCAGCAGCTTGCCCGGCCCGACCGCGAGCACAAAGCCCTTCCTCATCTTGCCCTGCGCGCTCTCGGGGATATGGATGTTGCCGATCTTGTCCGGCGCCTTCTCGCGGCGGATCACAACCTTGTCGCCGAGGGGGCGGTAAACGGGTTCAGACGCTTTCGCCATGAATGACCTCCTGAAGGGGTAAGCCTTTGACCGCGCGCTGCAGTTGTTCCTTGGTCAGCCCAACGTACAGGTGGTGCGAATCCTTGCACACCTGGCAAGTCATAGGGCAGCGGATTCGAAAGCCAGGGCCTGTCGGCATCGAAAACGGCGGCGCATAATTGGCGCATCTTTGGATCGCAAGCTTGCCCCCGATGTCTTGCTTGTCGCCGCTCTTACGTTTGCCGCAAGCGCACCTGTTCAGGAGCCCGCTATATGCCAGGAGAAACCGCAGCAAATTCTTCATGCCAAAGTGACCGAGTACAAGGGCACAATGTGAAGGCGATTCTCAATCTGAACCGCGACGCAATGGTTCTCCAGCATGGCGCGAACAGTCCCTGTTTTCCCGCCTGGCCAGGCCCATGCGACACTCCACCAATCGGGCTGCCTGTCGTCCACGGTCACAGTAACGCCGATAAGATCGTTCATCATGCCCCGACTATAACACACAACCCAGAGGCACCACCTAGCCCGATTGCATGGCCCCGGCCCGCACCACTCGGCCGACCTCGTCATTCCCGGCAAACTCAACGCGGCTTTTGCTCTAGCCTGTCCCATACCGCTTCGGCCGCGGCCAGGTCCAGGGCGTCGGGGTACAGCTCCTCCGCGACGGCCGGCGGCCGCTTCAGGGCCTTGGCTGTTTGTGGTGGCTTCTCGGGGGCTAATTGGCTGCGCAGTAAGCGCTCGCGTCGATAGGCATCGAACATCTTGACGTTCTCGCTTTCTGGCGACAGATCGAATTCTAGCTTGATAGTGTCGCCGACTTCCTCCCACATGCGGCGGCCGCCGGGCATGAGGAATACCTCCCGGATCGTCCTGGCCTTGCGGTAGGGCTCAGGCAACAAGCGCTTGTGCTTGCGCAGGAGCGGCCCATCAAAACCAAAAAGCGGCCAGGTGTAATAACCGTTCAAGGCATCGTCCGGATCATCAGCGTCCACGCGGCCCGCTTCCGTTTCGATGGCCACAAAGCCGAGGCGCTGGGCGGTCTCTAACTGCCGCCCAAAGATGCGCATGCCCACCCCGCCGCGGCGGAACTTGTTCTTGAGGAAGGAACCGGCGTTATGAATCACGCGGTTGCCGTCGTCATCAAGGTAAAGTTCGCGGTTGGAAGTGTAGCCGGCGTGCGGACCTTTTTCGTCTGTGTAGGGTAGGCCCTCGGTGTAGACGTAGACCAGGTCGTCGCCGAAGGTCACGCGCACGTCGTAACCATCCTGCGCGCCTACCAGGGAGGCGATGTCCTGAACTTGGATGCCCGGCCCCAGGAGCTGCTCGATCTTTGTATTGGCCTGGGCCGTGCTGAATGCTCCATGTGTGACCATGGCGTTGCTAGGGCCAAACGGTTCCAGCGGCGACACCTCGGGCTCGATGCGCGAGAACGCTTCGGCGAGGCCCTCAGCGTCATCTAAGGCGATGCCGGCAGCCGGGTCTTCATCGGAGATGATCTCTTCCTGGCTGCACTGGCAATTCGGATGTAAGGGCGGATGGGGCACGCTTTCATAGGCGGGATTCTTGCTCTGCCCCTCGGCATAGTTTTCGTCGATGCCGATTACTTTGCCGTTCAGGTCCGCGCACCGGTCGCACGCATCGGCCGAGGCCAGCCATTTGAACCCCTCGACAACTCCCGAGGCCTTGGCCGCGATCCGCTCGGCCGAGTGAATGGCGCGGGAGGTCTCTGTAACCGCAATGCGCCCGGCTCTGTATTCCTCCGCCCCGTCGAAAATCTCATTGACCCGCTTGCGCATCTCCGCGCGCGGGTCGCCGGCCACGACGCCGTTGAGCACGTCCTCCCGGAGCTGGGCCAGGGCGTCGTTTAAGTCTTTGCTGGTGGTGGCGTTGGTTTCGGCGCAGAAGTTGAGCGCTAGCTGTTCTGCGGCCCGGGAGATTTGCGGGTTGATGACCTGGAAGACTTGATTCGATGCGCCCACGCGCGGGTGCACCTGGCCGATGCGCTTGAGCGCCTTGTCCGCCGACTCTTCAAAGTACAGCTCGATCAACGGCTGGACTTCATGCGCCACGGCAGGAGTGCCGCCGGCGAAGTCTTCGATGTTGACGAAGTGAGGCGGCAGCTTGGCCGGCTTGTCACTGAGCGGCTGGGACAGGGGCGGGCGTTTCGCGGTCAGCTCCTCGAGGAGCTTCGTTTGGTTGTCCAGCCAGTGGAGTATCTCCTGGCGCTGCTTGCGGAAAAACTTCTCTAAAACGGTGCGTAACGGTTTCCCAGTCGGAAGTTTCCGGGTGTGTCCAGGGGTCGCTTTGCGGAAAGGAATTGCCCGGCGGGCTAGCCTCCTTTCGACCGCATTCGCAGGTGAAAGGCGCGGCGCAGGTGCAACAGATGAGCTTCCCTTGCACGGCCGTCCGGACCGCCTCGTTAGGCTTGGCGAGGATTCCGGGACAATCGGCGTACAGCAAGGCAGGGTGCTTGCGCACGGCAGCAAGGCGGGCGGCTTCGGAGACGAAGTAGCTCATGGGGCGGCGGGCTTGAGTTTGAGACCGAAATCTTTTTTCTTGATCTTCACCATGCGGCCATCTGGGTGATGCCAGACGATGCCCTCGATGTCGAGCGGCGCCAGATAGGCTTTGATTTCGTCGAACGTGCGAGGGCAGTCCAGGAGGCGAATGCAGCCGTGGCCGATCAGATGATGGCCGCCGAATCCTTCAGGGTTGCCGTTCACTTTCGGGCCGCACAATTCATACGTGCCATCGGCAAGCGGCTGGCCGCCCGTGTTATCGAGATCCTCCCACGCGGCGCGGTGCCAGCGATCATCGGCGCTTTGTCCGACAGCAACCCAACCTTGAATTTTCCCCGTGACAGGGTCGCCAGCTACCGCCTCGAAATGCTCCGGAGACTTTCCGCCCGGCTTGATCTCATAACGGCGGAAAAGCATGCCGTCGCGCACCAGACAGCAGGAACCGTCCACCTTTTGCGTGGCAACGCCTTCGCCGGCTAGCACCCATTCCGCGCCCGGCACTACTTCATTGCGCACCAGATGGTCGCCGTCGTAGTTGCGCTGGAAGAGGGAGATGATCTTCTGCATCAAAGTAGCTCATTACACAGAGAGAATGTGAGCGGCCAGCATCCATTTATCGCGGACGCTGTTTTTGTTTTTCATGTCCTTGGAGTCGTTCAGGTTGCACTCGATGTCCGCCAGTTTGATGCGACGAACCATCTCGTGTTTGCGCAGCTCCAGAATGTATGCCAGGTAGGTCTGCTCTTCGCGATGGGTCAATAACTCTACAGCGCAGACCGTTTCGTAAGGCATTCCCGCGTCAAGGAGGTAGCCAAGCGTAAGGGGCGTGTCTTCCACGACGTCATGCAGCCAGGCGATAGCTTCGTATTGCCATCCATACCCGGCAACGGTTTTGGCCACCGCTTCGGGATGAATGATGTACGGTTCGCCGCCCCAACGCTTTTGCCCTTCGTGCGCATTGGTCGCGATGGTCTTGGCGAGCTCAACGCAGGGATAGCCAACAGTGCGCATGTACTGTATCACGCTGCCTCTTTGAGAAGTTTCACCAGACGTTCGACCAGGGGTTTAAGCGGGCCGCGCTCATTGAAGGTCAGCACCTGAAGCAAGCTTGCAATTGCCTCGCGCTCAGTGTCGAAGACGCGGCCAATCGAGATGGTGAGCTGCTGGCAACTCGCCGTGTCTTCCGGCTGGATTATGGCCTCGACACAGGTCAGCGGCAGAAACAGCCAGCAGTCGTTCCGCTCGAAATTGACGCGTTCAGGCCATTTGAATCGAACGAAGTGGCCGGACACCAACTCGCATCGATCCGTGATAGCCCAGAGCGTTTGGCCGAACCGCGCCTTCTCGATCATTCACGCTGCCTCTTTGAAATCCACCAGCTCCACGGTCCCCACAACGGAGGTCGGGCCTTCCTTGGGGACCGGGTCGCCGTCGGCTGTTTTTTGTTTGATGAACTTGTCGAGCGCGGCGCGGATGTGCGCCGTGTAATCCTCGGGCACGTGCGCGTGTCCGTCTTCGGCGTCATGCAAGGCCTCCTGGAGGAGAATCGCCGCCGTCTCACAGTCCAGGTGCGTGGGCCATGTGCGGTGAAACATCAGATAGGCAATCACCAGCGCCCAGTCCGGATGGTAAGGCTTGTGCGTTTCCCCGGACTCCCCCTTCTTGAGGATGCAGTTGAAGTCCAGGATAGCGCGCCCCTGCAGGGCATGCTCGCCCGGCTTCTTGAACTTCGCGGCCGCGCCTTCCACGGCCTTGCTCTTCAAGAGGGCCTTGGCGACCAGGGGCCACTGTTTCCATAGAGAGGCGGTTGCTGCTTTGCTCATGATGTCTTTTCAGGGAAGAGAATCTTTTCCATCTCGCTTTGCAGGCGCGTCCCATGCACGCGATGCGACCAGGTCGGCTCCTTGCCCTTGGGACGCCGCTCGATCTTGCAGCCGGCCTTGCGGAGCTTCTGGTCGCGTGGCTTCAAGTCGCGCCGCTCCGCCCACGTGCTAGGGCCGTCATCTTCGACGTGCTTCAGGTGTTCGGGGACTTCGAGGCTCATAATCTCCGCGGGGGGAATCGAACCCCCACCCACCAGCGCTACCGTGGGAAGGGATGTACGCCCTTACGTGTGCCGTTTCGCTACACGGAGCTTCAGGCTGCCTTGGCCAGCGCGATCGGCCCGCTGTACTCTTCCTCGGCGGGCGGCTGCGCGGCTTGCTCCTGGGCAGGTTGATCGTCGCCTTCCGCTTCCTTGCTAAACGCGCAAAGGGCCACCGGGATCGCCGGCCCGGCCGCCATCAGCCTGCCCTTGCCGTCGAGACCTTGGCCTTGGGCCTGGCCGGCGAGCATGCCACGCAAGAGCCAACCATCCTGCCCCCTGGTCTTCAGTCTCTTTTCGAGATCGCCCAGGGGGACGGGCTCCACTTGATAGTCGTACTTCATTCAGGGTTCCTCTTCTTTAAGCAGACCGGCCGTTGCCATCTTTGTGGACCGCGGCGCGGCATTCGGGCGTCATGCCCATCGCAATGAGTTCCTTCGAGGTCAGTCAGGCGCCTTTTGCAATGGGATCCCAGACCGGCGCACCATTCGCGCCCTCACTGGTAACAAGCCCGCCGTCCGGAGCAGCGGTAAAGCGCGGGCCTTTGAGCGCATTCCGGATGAGATGCGCCGCGACCTTGCCCGTGAAAGCCGCCTCGGCGTACTCGTCGCTTTCAAGCAGCCTGGTTATCTGCGCCCGCGCCTGGTCCTTGCCCTTCTTGCGCTCCCGGCGCAGGAGTTTCGACAGGGCCTTGATCGCCTGGTGTTTTGCTTTCATCGGGAACCTCGATCACGCGCAGCGTTACTTGCTTCTGTCCCAACAGCACGGCGGCCGCCAGTTTCGCCGCGCCGCTCACAATGATCAGCCTGCCCTTGTTTGACAGCACGGCGGGCTCGGGGGCGTCAAGCCTGCCGTCGATGGCCTCTTCCACGCGGCCGCGGTGGAGCGTGATTTCATTGGCCAAAACCAGGCTGGCCAGCTCCAGCGTCTTAAATTCCCCCTCGGCGTACTGCTCTGGGGTGAAGGTCGGGCGCGTCTCAGTCAGCACTTCGAAGGGCGCCGGAATCTGATCATCCGGACCAATGGGCGGTACGCCCTGCAGTTTCTCCTTGGCCGCCCCGATCTCCTTGCCTCTGACTCCTTGCGCCGTCTTCTTGTATTCGTCCCCTAGTTCCACACACCAAACTGAAGGTTGAATGTCAAGCACGCGCGCAAGACAGAGTCGCGTATCACCACTGAACAGATAACAGTCACCTGAATCGAAACAGAGCACGATGGGGGCGCGTACCTTTCCAGAAAGAAAGTCGGCGAGTATCCGTCGTACCTTTCGCTTTCGGGAATGGGCGACGCGCATAACGTCGGAAAGCTTGGCGACGTCGAGGGAGTTGGTTCCTGCGATTCGCTTCCAGAGCTTATCCTTGAGGGGGACCAGGCCTCCCTGTCGGAGCTCGTCTCGAAGCTCGTCTGCAGAGCACCGGTATCCCTGCTTATCGAGTTCTCCGGCGATGCGCTCGGCGTCGGCCTTGGTTTTCTTCGAGCCGAAGTCCGGCTTTTGCCACTTGATCTTGGCGCCTTTTTCTTGCCAGAGCGTGGCGACCTTGTCGCTAATGCGGTCATGCTGGTTGGTGTCCTCAAAACCTTGGAGGGCGATGTCTAGTTGCTTGTATAAATCCCGGTCGCCTGGTTCGCTCAGGCAGCGCGCCGCGACTTCCTCACCGTAGGCTTCCGCGAGGATGGCAAAGCCGGCTTCTTTCGAGAGCCCACCATCACGGACAGCCGCCGCCAATCGGAGGCACTCATCAACGCTCGGCTTACCCTGGTCAGCAGATACAGCGGCCGCGCTTTCAGGGTGATCTTCCGGAAGTGCGCCTTTACCTTTCGGACCTTTGGGCTTTCCACCAGCCACACCCCGGCCGGCATTTCCGTTTGCTCCACCACCAGCGCCTTGCCCGGGCATCGGCTTCGCGGGCGGGTTGCCCGAGGCGTCGAGGACCTGCTGGTTCGTGGGCAGAGTGGGCTTTTTCGCCCATTCGGCCGATTCCTGGCCGTCTGCAATCCTGGCTTCGTCCCGGAGGGTGATCCCCGCTTGGACGTAGGCGACGGTTTTCTTGACCTTGGCATCTTCGTCATCGGGGATCGGGTTGTCGGATGCTACGAACAAGCGGCCACTATCGTCATACCACGGCATCACGACGCGGTTGATCGTTTCGTCCTGGTTGATGACGCGAGGGCGCACGGCAAAGCGCGCGTGCTGATCGAGCGAGGCCTCCAAATTGGCGAGGTTGGTGTCCTTCGTGGCCAGCGCCTGGGGCACGCCGTAAGCGTCGAAAATCTGGTCTCGGTTGATGCCCATCGCCTCGAAGACGCCGAGGTCCACGGGCGACCAGCCCAGGGGCTGCAGCTTCATGCCGCTCTCGGTAACCATCAAGCCGCCAAAGCCGGCCGCGCGGAATTTGGTGTTGAGCCGCGTCTCCAGGCGTTTCTGCTCGTATTCCCCGATTGCCTCCTCGGGCGAAAGGATCGCGTCGGGCCGGGCCTGGTTGTCGAGCAGGGCCTGGTAGTGGCCGATAAACTGCTCGTTGACGTTCACATGCTCGATCAGGGCCCACAAAGGCGACATGCCCAGCGCGTAGGGTTCCCAGGGGTTGAACATCCGATAGTGGACGATGTCCGCCGGGTCGATCTTGACCAGCGTGCGGGCGCCCGCAAAGGCGTAGTAATCCACCAGCTCCTTGGCATTGGGATCGACGCGCACGGGCCAGACCTGGTGCGCCGGCAAGGGCCACAGCTCGGTAGGCACTCCCAGGCGGTCACGCGCGCCTACGTACTCGTAGGCATTGCCCACGATGTCCATGTAGCTGCTGCGCGTGATGCTCAGAAAGTGCGAATCGTAATAAGGATTTGGCCGCGCCGTGAGATCAAGGTAGCGGTGATCGGTGACCTCCTCCACGTCGGTGTCGCCGGCGATCCGCCCGGACATGCTCGACTGGGAGCGGAGGTATTCCTGCTTCTGGTTCGAGAGGCCCTTGATCTTGCATTTGGGCCGCGGCTCTCCGCGGCGCGTTTGCACGTAGAGCTTGCGCGCCACGCATGCGCCCGCCTCGGCGTTCAGGCGCACGCAGGTGTAGACGGCGTTCCGGTACTGGGCGACGAGCTCGGCCGGCGTGGGGATGCGCTGTTTCTTGTACCGATCGGTGTAAGCCGGCCCGTAAGCCGTGCCGCCCGTGCCGTACAAACCGAGGCCCTGGACGGGGCTTTTGACGTGCAGGCCGGAGGAGGATACTTGCAGTTGGGTGGTTTCCATTAGAATGACGTGCAAAGGAGGGGGCGATGCCGCATGCTCTGATGGCACAGCATGAAGAAAATCCGCACAGGCAACCGCTGCTCTTGAGTGCGCGCTTTCGCTGCGACTGCGCGGCCAATGAGGTGCTAACGGTCCAGACGGTGATCGATCTTAATTTGCCCGACGATGTCCTGGAGTGGACCTTGCGGCTACTCGTTCTCGACGTGCGCCGCGAGGTCCGGCAGCACATGACTCGAGCCTCGCCAGATCCGGCGGAGGCAGCTGCCCTCGCCGGCATTAACGAGCGGATCCGCACGGCCGAGCATCTCGGCGTCTAGCGCCAGCTTTCCCAGCCATAGTCGCGCAAATGCTCCTGGTTCAGCCGGCGCTGCTCTTCTGCCTCTGTCTCCGTCCGCTCGGGTTTCTCGGGTTTGCTGAAGCGCGTCTGCTTCATCGGCTTGCGATAAGCTTCAGGGCTTTCTGGATCCAGACTCGCCGGCGATGGCGGGGTTGGATCCGGCGGGGGCTCGGGTATGCCTTGCGGCCGGCGGCCGCGGTCGATGCCCATCACCATGTAACGCAACGCGTCGGGGGCGTGATCGTTTTCCTTGACGGGGTCATCTTTACTGGTTGTCTTCTCGGGATCGTAGTGATAGAGCCCTAATTCTCGAATCAAATTCGGGCAAGTGCGGTGGACGAACAGGCGCCCTGTCCCCATGCGTGCGCCCACGGCGCGGATCCCATCGGTAACGGCCTTGTCGGCAGCCCGGCAGCGAATGCCGCCGCGCCTGAGTTTTTCGATCGACTGCGGATTGGCGCTGTCGCAGAAAGTCAGGTCCATGCCCCATTTGTCACAGAGCGGCCGCGCCTTAGCCGCCAACACTTCATCGGTCATGTGCGAGCCGTACACTTCCGCCACGACATGCAAGACGTCGTCCGGCGTCAGAACCCCTGTCAGCAAACAACTGGGGTTATGCCAGCCGAAGTCCGCGCCGCCAAACGCTCTGAGTTTGTCCCAATCTCCGCCCTGGGGAGACTGCTTCAAATCGACAGGGTCGATGATGCAGGCCTCGTAACCGGGGTAGACCAGGCCCATCATCTGGGTGAACGAGCAGTAATACTCCTGCTGGACGTAGAGCTCGCCATAAGACGCCCGGTCGTTCTCGATCACGGTCTTGTCGAGGCGAGGGCAATCGTCGGCGGTGATGCGTACGCGTTTCCAGTCCGCCGGCTTCGGGCGCGGGTTGCCCTGCTCATCGACCGAGGCCCACTCGCGATAGAAGTAACCTTGCTTGCCGTACGGCGTGGACAGGCAAATCAGCTTGCACGGCCGCGTCTTCAAGGCCAGCATGGGCGAGATCGATTTGAACAGCTCATCTTCCACGCGCGAGGCTTCGTCCACGATGATCAGGTCCGGCGTCCACCCGACCGCGGAGTCGGGGTTGCCGGTCATCGGCATGATGCGCGAGCCGTTCTGAAAATCGAGGATCGACGTCTTGTCCGTGCCGCGCCGTACGGGCCGGCCCAACTTCTTATAGAGCGTCTCCAGCGTATAGAGCAGCTCGTCGGATTGCTTCCCCGCGGGCGCGAAGATCAGCGTAAGCGTGGGCTTGTCCTTCTGCGAGAACATCGCCGTGTGCAAAGCCTTGATGGCGGCGCAGGTTGTCTTCCCTGAGCGGCGCGAGCAGTTGAGCAAGGCGCGGCGATAGTCCGACTGTAGAAATTCGACCTGCCAGGGATCGGGGTCCAGGCCCAGGTCCTCCAGCATGGCCGCGGCGTCGTACGACCAGTAATCAACCCGAAACTTGCTCGCCATTCAGTTGTTCGCGGATGAGTTTGCCGACGGCTGCTTTTTTGTCCGGTGTGTCGGCCAGGATTTGCCCGAGGCGGATGAAGAACTCGCGGCGCTGTTCGTCGCTGTTGTTGACGGTGACATTCACTTGCGGGCCGTCCGCCCCAACCATGCCCAGGTGCCGAGCAAGATCTCGAATAGCCGCCAGCTTGTCGTAAAGCTTGATCGTGGTGCCGTACTTGCCGCCGGCGATTTCCTTGATGCAACGCGAGGCGCCGGGCGGCAATAAGTTTTTGGGCGTCGCGCGGACACTGGTTTCATCCCACCAGCCATACGTATCCATGTCGGCATTTGCGATGGCGGCCAGCTCGGCCAACACCTCTTCGGCTTTCATCTGGCTCTTCTCGGCACGGCGAGCCAGGGCCTCTTTGACGGCCGCCGCAACACTAGCATTTGCTAACAGCCTTGCCCCTTGCTCATTGGCTGTCTTCTTCGAATAGCCGGCGCGGATGGCGGCCTGGGTGGCGTTGAGGTCGATCAGGTATTCCTGGACGAATCGCTCTTGCTTCGGGGTCAGGCCGGTTCGTGGCATACGTTGCCCTTTTCGTCGATTGCCACATGCGCCACTTCCTTGGTGCGCACGGGCGTTTCTGCGTCGCGCAGGATTTGCTCCAGCGGCTCCAGCTCGGCGTTGTCGAGGGCGCGCTGGACGTAGACCATTACGATGTTGCGCATCTGGAAATCAATCACCAGGCGATGCACCGGTCCTTTGATGCCCAGCGCGTCGCACATTCTCTTGGCGGCGCCACAGCCGCGCGTCGGACAAAATGCCATCGGTTGGTTCCTCTGCAAGTTTCGCTTTCCACTTTCGACACCAGTCATCCGCCATCACCAGGGGCCACCTTCCCACCGGGAGGGTCGTAATCACCTTGCCCTCGGCGTCGCAGATCTCCTCCATCACCACGCCCGGCGGATGGAATCGGCAGGTCCCCATGTTCTGAGGGGCGCCCGCGGGCACGTCTCCTGAATAGCGGCAAGTCTTACAGCTCTTCGTCATGGCGTGGCTTGTTCCTGAGCGATGGTCAAGGTTCCCTGCGCAAGGCAAGTCGAGGCGCCGTTGTCATACCTGCGCGCCTCCCAGAACCAGGGCGTTGTTTGTATGGTCAGGCCCGAGGTGTCCGCCTTGGCCAGCGATACCGTGAAAATGCCGTTGAGCGCATCGGTGATTACTAACCCGCCCGTGCCGCCGTTGTCCTTGGTCACTGAGACAGTCCCGCCCGAGGTTGCGCGCAACATCCAGCGAATCCACCAGCCGGTAATGTTCGTGGGCACGTCGGGGATGCAGGGGAAAGGGATGTCCTCTCCGCGGACCATTGAGAATTCTTGACCGAGCGCGGCCATGGGCGTGGCTCTCCAGACAATCGTGCGCTGAGGCGATTGGTTCCAATTGACGGTTCGCGCCGAGACGTTCCAGCGCAGGAGGTATTGCGCCAGCGACCAGCGCAAATAGACAATGCGTATCGGCGGGGCCGACGCGGGGGCCCGCGGGCCAGCCCAGGTGACACTGGTAAAGGTGCGGCTGCCAAAGGTTTTCGAGGCGAACGTGCCCTTGGCCATGGCCTACCCGTAAACAATGGCCGTGCGGTTGCCGACACTATCCACGGTGATCGTCAGAACGGCCGTTGCGCCGTCGAAGCCAAGGAAAGTTTCCGTTCCCGAGCCGGCGCCGCTCACTTTGCCCGCGGTCGATGCCCAGATTTGCTCGATACGCGAGCGCGCCCCGTTGGTGGAATCGAAGAGGTTCACGCTGGGCAGTTGCACGATGTGATCTTCCTGGGTCATGTTGGCCACGCCCAGGATGGTGACAATCAAATAGCGGGCGCCGCCAACTGCCCAGCGTGAGTTTTCGAACTGCACTTCCAGGAGGCCGGGGTGCTTTACATCATCGACCAACTTTAAGCGGCAGTGCCCCGCCGTCGGCGCAACCCATGTCCCCAAGGTGGTGATCGTGTCGATAGTCCCGCCGGCCTGGGTGTAGCTGGTGCTGGCGGATTCATTGTCCGCGATAGCGCTAATGCGCAGGCCAGCGCTGGCGTTGGTCACTCCCGTCAAGCCACCGTTATCCGTGCGCGTGGAGTCTCTTGCTTTGAGGCGCAGACTGACAGCGCCGATGCCGTTCCAGTAGGTCAGAAAGGCCATAGGTTCCTCAGGCGCTAAGTGCGCCGCAGAATTCGCTGAAGCCGCCGCTCATGGCGGGGTCTGGTTTGATTTGCCGCTGCGCAATGTCGTTACCCACGTAGACGGCCGGCTCTGCATCCGACCAGGTTTCAGTAATGACCGGCCCAACCAGGTACGCTGTGCCGCCGGTTGTGTAATCGCAGAAGATGATTCCGCCGTTGCATGACCCTGTGTATGTGGCGGCCCCGCTCCAAACCTGCACGGCCGTGAAATGCACCGACTTGCCGTTAACGTCCATGGAAAACTTGACGCGCACCAGCTTGTTCATCGGCACATTTACAGGATCGTTGGGAAAGGCTGTCGTGATAAGCTTGGCGTCGCGCGGATCGCTCGCACCAGTGAGACTGACGTACTTTTCGCTGGCGAACCCGGTGATGTCCATGCCGGCCAGGGCAGGATTGCCGGCAGTGATCTTCAGAACCATCGAATACGCGGTGCGCGGTTTCTGGCTAAAGTCGGTGCCGGTTGTTGTCCACTGCACGCGCTCAAGGTCTGGCTGGGAGCATGAGCATACATTGGCACGGCCGTTGAGCTGGGCAGGAGCCGCAACAATGCTTACGCCGGTTGCATGCCGCGGCCAGTTGTTAAAGTTGCCCCCTGACCAGTCTTCGCTGAATTGATCGACGTTCGCCGCCGCAAGTTTGTCAAACCAGGTGAGGAAAATCGCCCTGCCCTGGCTGCCCGAGCGCCCCGGCCCATACCAGCCGAAAGCGACAAGCCCCGCGTTTTGTCCGTATTTGACTTCGCCCCCGGCCGTTGTGCCCGTATCGCCGGCTAGTATCCACGTCCCGCCCGACGTGTAGGCGCCATTGCCCGTCGAGCCATTGAGTGAGAAATGGTCCGCATCGACGCGCGTGATCGTGAAGGTTCCATTGGCGGCCGTGTTGCCGAGCACGCCGCTGATTACTACCTGCACGCCGCTTTGGAGATTGGAGCCGACGGCAGTGATTACGATTGGGCTGGCATTCGTCGCGCCGGTGACATTGCCGCTGTACGGGTAGGTGCCGAAATTGATAAGCGGGTTGTGGAAAGTCGGCGTGCCGGAGGCCCAGTCGTTGGTCAGCCAGACCTTGCAGCCGCCGATGCCGCCGCCGGAGTTGCGCGAGGTAACAACCATCACCGAACCGCTACGCAGTCCGATAACGCCGTTCTGGTTGCCATTCTGCGGATTGCCGCCGGGCGTCGTGACATAGGCGTAGGCGCCCCACTGCGGCACGCCGCCGCTCCAGGTCAACGCCACGCGGTAACGGACCATGCGGGTTTCGCTGCCGTTAGTTCGCCAGGCCACGGCGAAGACGCGGTCCTTGCTATCGAAGTACCAGTCGGGCTCATTCCAGCTATTGCTGCCGCCGTCAGCGAGGGTGTCGAACACCACGCCCGCCGCTGGGGATCCGCCGACATTGACCCACTGCGTACCGTCGCGCTCGTCTGCGCCGGCCGGGCACTTCATCGCCCAGATAGACAACGCGGTGTCAGTGCCCTTGATGCTCTGGATTAGAATGAACCGGTCGCCCGCCAGGTTCTCCTGCATGTTGCCGAAGACCTGGCAGTAGGCTCCTGCCTGCTGGCCGGGACTTAATGGCGCGAACCCGCTGCCAGGCCCGCCGCTCCACGTCCCGCTGCCAAAGGCACGCTTGTAGACGTACATCGCGCCCTTGCCGACCTGGACGTTCCCGCTCGTGTCCTGGGTGAGCACGACCAGGCGGTCGCCATTGCGTGAAGCCAGCCCGTTGCCGAGTGGCGCAGCCGCATTGCCGGCGGAAGGATTGATCAGCTCGGTTTTCGTCCAGTTGGCGTTGGGAAGCGCAGTGTTGAGATAGTTCGTCGCTTCTGTTTGCCAAACCTTGCCGTTCGCCTGGGCGTTATTGTCCGAGGCCCCAAAGATGATTACCGCGCTGCCGGCGCCATCTTCCAGAACGCCCGTGTTTCCCTGACAGTAGGGTTTGTCTACCGTTGACTCATCCACCAGCACCGAGGTTGCCGGGGCAACCTGGCTCAGATACGTCTTGGCAATGCTCTGGTAGTTTTGCGGCGGGGAAGGATTTCCGAACTGCAGCTTGATTTGTTTGGCGAGCAACCAGCTCCCGCCCGAAGTATAGGCCCCGTTGCCGGCGCTGTTGTTTAGGGAGAAGGTATTGGCGTCGATCTTCGTGATGACCCACGCCTGGTTCCCGGCGGTATTGTTCGCCGCTGTGTTGCCGCCAACGCCGCTGATGACGACAAGCTGATTCGTCGCGAGCCCGTGGTTGGCGCTGGTGATCACGATGGGCGTCGCGTTGGTCGCCCCTGTTATGCTTCCGGACAAGGCAGGCAGATCATCCGTCTGCGCAACTACGGTCCCCGTTTTGGTGTTCGTGTCCCAGAAAAGCAGATCGAACCCGCCGCGGTTCCATGTCGTGGACGGCCCGTCCGTCGAGGTCGGCGGCTGGCCGTAGATCTTATCGTTCACATCCGTCGCCGTGATGTCGCTGCCGTCGCTTTTAGCCTCGGGGAAAGTGACGTTGGGGATTTCGATTTGGTGAGCATCGGAGGGCGAGCCCGGCTTGGTGATCGTAATGGTCCGGCTGGCTGTGTAACCTGGCAGGGGCATTCTTTTGGCTCAGAAGCGAGCGGAGATGAGGCGACGGGCTGGTCAGCCTATCAGGATCGCTAGAACAGCGTCAAATCACAGGTCCCTTACTGCTTCCTGCAGGTCGTCATCCTCGACATGAGTGTATATCTCCGTGGTGGCGATCGAGGCATGCCCCAGGAGCTTCTGCACGATGCGGATGTCCTTGGTTTTGCGCCAGGCATTGGTCGCGTATCGGTGCCTTAGCTTGTGCGGTGTGTAGCGCCTGGCTCGGTTCGCCTCGGGCAATCCCGCGGCCGCGGCCAATCGCTTCATGAGCTTTTGCACCGCG